TGGCATCCATGAATCGTTAGCTCTAGCTGCTTCATTGCGTGAAGACTTTTCTCTGGGTCTGCGCTCTTCTGTCATTTCAGGTTCTCCTTAGCGAGTTGTCTGGCATCCTGTTCTGGGGTTAGCCCAATACTCTTGGCGAGAGAGATTTGAGTGGACGTTAGCTTCACTTTGCGCGGTTTTGCACCATTATTCCTGCTTGATGATGCCACTACCGTGGAGCGTTGATTAGCAGTCGAAGTCGCGGTACGTCCATCAGAATCGCTTTTATCCTGCCAATCAAATGTGGGATACGCCTCACGCATTCCTGAGTCAATAAACTCAAAATACTCAGACGTATTAGGTTTAATCTTATTATCAACAATAGCTTCTTCGTGCAAACCATAAGCTGTTGCAGTCATTCGCTTGTTGCTTGGAGACATAAACCAATCGTTCTTTTCAGCCCACTCCTTTGCTTCTGGGTCTACAGGAAGCGGAGCCTGCTGTGGTTGTTGCTGGGGTTGTCGCTGAAACTGCTCTTGAGCTTGAGGCTGAAACTGCTGTCGTTGAGCTTGAGCCGCAAGGTTCTGCTCATACTTAACCGCTTCTGCCATCTCGGCCTGCGCTCTATTTAAGGCTTCTTGAGATTCAATGACGTTGTCAGTGTCTCCCTCGTCATACGCCTTTCTATATCTATTCTTGGCCTGCTCTAGAGATAGTTCTGCCTTACCCTTTATCTGCTGAACAAGTGCGGCTTCCCCTCGCGTAATAATGCTCTCGTACTCTTTGTTCTTGTTGCTAAGAGTTTGAGCTACACGAACTGCCTCTTCACGCATCCTTTCAGCCGCTTCTCGCTGTCGGCGTTCCTCATTCTGCTCATAGCGAAGCTTGTTGATTCTTTTCTGAACCTTATCGCTATAGCCAGATAGTTCATCGTCATCTTCGCTTTCATCAGAGGCTTCCGCTTTGGGCGCTCGTCTGTCTTCAACGGGACGATCATCTATAGTCTCGATCTCAATGTCAGAAGACTCGTCTTCAGTCTTCTTGGCACTGCTCTTAACTATTGTAGTTTTAACGCCAAAGAATTTATCTTCGGCACTGCTTTCAACGTCTACTGCTTCATTAGATTCACTCATACTTTAACTATGCCTCTTGGGTCTTCGACTACAGCTTCAACACTGTCATCGTTGATTAACCGGAACTCTTTGCCTTGCACTTTGAATCTAGTGCCTGAGTAAGATCGCATCAAAACCCAATCTCCCTCTTTGCAAAAAGCGCCAGACGGGAATCGTTGAGGATCGCTGTAAGTGTCTGGGCCAAGTTTAAGCACCATTCCTACAATCGAACCAACCTCTTCGTCTTGCAACGACCTAGCGGATTTAATAATTCCGCCTTCCGTCTTTTCATCTGGCTCAGGTAAAGCAATCAATATTTTATAGCCCTGCGGCTTAGGCAACTGATTAGCCTTGCGAGAAGTTTCTTTCTCGTCTTTTTTTGACGGTTTAGACAAATCTGTCATCAGTCTGACCTTCTGCACTGGAAAAAAACGTCCAGAGTCGTTGTGCGTTACTGGATGTAACGAATTAGTCGCTTTCTAGCTTGGCCTGCAAGTCTAGAAGTTCTCTCTCTGCAAGGGCTAAACCCTCGATTATTCCGCAACACTTTTGGTAGTCGGAAAATTCTTTACATGCGCCACCACTAACATGGTCGCTCATATCATTCATTTGGGCGCGTATCTTCTCTCTAAGATACTCCCAAGAATTATTCTGCGCTCTTGACATTGAATAGGCTCTCCGCTAAATCCTTGCCAATCTCGATACCCTGAATCTGCTCTTTAGTTGACTGCTTGCGAGAATCCATCTCCTCTCTAGCCCTATCCTCAGCAATCTTGACAGCAAGCTCGGCTTTAGCGATCTCAGCCTCTTGATCAAGCTTCTGCATATCGTAATCAGCCTTGCTTCTAGCCTTAGCGATTTCAAGTTGCATCTTGGCCTGATCAATCTGAGCCTTAGCCATAGCAGACTGCTCTTTAATTTGAAGCTCACGCTGTGCCATCTGGACAACTGGGTCTTTAGCCTGCTCTTGCGCTTTCTTCTGTTGAGCCTCTTGCTGATTCTTGCCTTTAAGCTGTTCTGCCGCAGGGGCAACAAGTCTTGAAAGTTTAAGTTCAACGCTCTCAGGTAGGTCTTCGTTGTTTGCTGGCAACTCAACACCAAGCTCATCCTCAACCTGTTGACGATAAGCAAACGCCAAATGCTCTTGAACGTGTGCCGCCATAGCCGCCGCCATAGCTTTTGCCATAGGACTTTTCCCAGCGATTTCCATAATCTTGGGGTCTTCCATAAAGGCCATGTGAGCCTGAATGTGTGCCTCATGATCCTGATACATAAACGCCTTGACTGGCTTGTTGTTGATGATGTTCATGTTCTCACTGACTGGGTTAGTCGGCTTAATGTCTTCATCAAGAGGAATGATCTTATCTGCGTCACGGATGTTAAGGACATCTAGCATCTGACGGTGCAATAAAGGCAGATCGTACATATCAGGGTTCTGCTGAGATAACTGCAATGCCGCCTGATACTGCATGATTCGCTGTGCCATAGTGCCAGAGTTGGGATCGCTTACCGCAATAACATCTATTCGTCCATCAAAGTCCTCAGATATGACCTTGTTCTCTTCAGTCTGATATGGATATTCTGTAGGGCCAAAGTCATAAACAATCTTGGATAAAATACGCAATTCTTTACGCATTGAGGCGTGTAGCCTTGCCTGAACAGCACTCATCACCTTCATGGATCGCTCTAGTATGGCTAGAGTCGTTCCAACAGGGGCTTCTGAGTTCATATCAGCCGCTTTTACGTCTGCGGCTGAGGCAAATCGCCTGCCTTCCTCTACAATATCGCCCATAAGCTGATAAAGAACATTACTTGGCTCTTTATAAGGCAAAAAGCTAATATTTTCACGGATAGAACCGCCCGGAACGTCCACATCTCGGAACTCGCCGGGCATGATGGGGGTATCGTCACCCTTTATTCTTAACCCTCTAGATTTTAAGCCGCCGGGAAGATTTGAAAGCGTTCCAGCGTCTACAAGCTGTCTCAAAAGTGAAGTTGCAGACTTAGCCAAGCCGCCAATCATGTGAATCAGACCGAATCCATAGAAGCCGAGGCCGGGCATATACTGATAATGCACGAAATGCTCTCGCTTCATCTTCTGAGCGTCATCTTCGTAGTAGTTTCTACGGATAGACAACACCTGTCGTGAGCTTAGATCAATGCTGACAACGTATGGAAGCTGTATTCCAGTGATTTCTCCGTCCTGCATGTCCTCAAAGCCAATAAGGTCGAGGTCAACCTGCATTTCAAGTATCGTATGACGAGAATCGTTGTCGTAAGTTGATGAATTACCCGTAAGTTCTTGATATTTATGCTCTATTTCGTCCGTGTTGTCGCTTGCCTGACCTAAATCTACGTCTGCATAGAACCCAGAGACCTGCAACTTGCGTACTTCGTTGCTGGTTTTCTTCATTATGTGGGTGGCTCTTTCGCAGGTAGTGAGGTCAGAAGCACCATAACTAACAACAAAGTCCTCAGCAGGTACAAACATACTGCAAGGACGGCCCATAGTGGGATCAAAGTACACTTTTCTGAATGCGGAACCCGCTAGAGGCAGTGAGAACAGTAGTTTTTCTGTCTCAGAGCGATACTCTGTCATCTTTTCAGTGACAAGGTAGTTTAAATAATCTTGTACTCGATGAGCTTGCTTCTCTTTCATCTCATCAATAACGCCAACAACAGTGGTCTTTACTGGGCCACTGGCTGGGAACAGTTCCTGAATCGACTGAGACTGAAACTTAATAACAGACTCTGTGAGCAGAGGGTGGAATACGCCACAAGCGCCATCCCAAGGAGTTGTTCTATCCTCATGCTTCAAGCCTAAGAGGTCTAAGCCTTCAATGTAGACCCTTTCCCAGTCTGATCGGCTTTCTTTATCTGACCTGAACAGACCTACAAGCTCACTGGCAAGCATTGCCAAGTCCTGCTCTTCAAGATACTCAGCTAGGTTTGCATCGAATGCGACTTCGCCAGACATTTCAGATTCTGGGTCAAAGTCGAACATTAGACCGCCATCTTCAGTCTCTATTGAAACCGACTCTGGGTTAACGATCTCTATCTCCATAGCGCCAGACATCTCTTCAGGCGTTAGCTGATCTGGAGTAACAAGAGGTTTTTCCATTGCCATAAGAAGTTCCTAGCCGTTTTTGCCGAACTTTTGCTTTCTGGCCGCACCGCAACCGCGAGCCGACATGGTTACACCGCCATCACGGTAGTGCATAACCTTCTTGCCTTTTGCATAGCCGCTAATCTTGTTCATGCCATCTTGCGCCAGAACAGTCTTGCCGCCACCCATCATTCGACCTATGCCATCAGCCGCAAAATCAGGAACCATCTCGCCTTTATTGTTCTTAACCATCTTCATCTTACCGCCATCTGCGTAAGACATCTTGTCGCGTGGCTTTCCTCCGCCCATCATTTTTTTGGGCTTTGCTTCTTCTATCTTCTCGACAGAAGTATTGCCTCTTGTAGTTTTCTTTGACTTGCCTTTGAGTGCCGCTCTTGGCGCTTCAGACCTAACTCTTGAACCTGTTGTTTTCATTACTCAGCCTCTTTATAGAAGGTGCGCTCCCACTCTTTGTGTCGAGTGATTGGAACTTTGAAATATTTTAAGTATCTAGCTGTTCTTATCATTAACCAGTTAGCCCAAGACAACCAAAACGGCAAGGGTCTCATGTAGTCCAGAAAAAGAACAACTCTCTCATGATCTGTTTCGTTTACTGCAATATGCTCGTAAGTGTCATCAAACACCACGCACTTACCCTCTTCCCACTTGTAGGGCTTGCCATCAACTACCAGTGTACAGCCATTCCCTTGCTTTGGGATGATTAATCCTAAATGAATCCTTATTATCCCACACCACGGCCCTTCATGCGGCATAAGCATTTTGTTTGGCCCTAAAATAGAAAAATAAGCAGAGACTATATTTCTGTGCTTATCTAGAAATGCCATTGTGTTGGGGCATTCTTGACAGTTCCTATCGAACCTTACAGTGCCAGCCTTGAGGAAAAACATCTTCCATTTGTCATCATTTGATATGTATATCTGGTCTGGGCTTATATCCTGAAACGGGGTAAGCTCCTTAGACCTCAACATAACCCTTCGCAACTCCGCGAGTATTATAGGGAAATGAAACTCAATCTCTTCAGTAATAGGGAAGTCTTTGTTGTCAAAATACACATGATCCCCAACCTTAGAGAACCTCCTAAAGATGGGTCTAACAAGTCTATTAATCAGCCAACCCTTTACTTCTATGCCTTCCATTAGTAGTAGGCCGCTGTTCTGTTGCGTAAAGGCTCTTCTTCTTCGTCAGAGCTTAACTTTAAGAACCCGCCCTGCCTAAACCTCAACAGCGCCTGAGTTGATGAGTCAACAAGGTCATCATGCTCTCCCGCAGGAAATGCCGCGAACTCCTCAACAACCTCTTCTGCAAACCTTCTCTCAGGTCGCCACACTATGCCAGAGGCGAATAAATCAGATACTGCATTCACTCTCGATATCTTGTCGTTACCACGGGACGGGGTGTAATCCGATACTGGGATGCCCATAGCCCTTAATTCAAAGATTAAAGGCGTTCCTGCGGCCTTTGCTTCGATAATACATGCATCGGGTTGCCAGTCCGTGTAAAGCTCCTGAGCGGCCTTTTTAAGCTCAGGAAACTCTAGTCGCTCTTTTAGTGCGTCTAGTAGAATAATATTCGCTACAGTCATGCCTTCATCATCTGGGGCGTAAAACACCCCCCATGTTGTGCAGGCAGAGTAATCTGATCTCTGTGTCTTTAGGAACGCCGTGTCCCATGACTGGATAATAAACTCACACGGAGGCGGATGTTCATGCTCCCATATGCGCCACCAGTTACGTTTGATTAGCGCCCCCTCTTCAGAGGTCGGATTTTGCTGATACTGGGCGTTCCACTTAGCTGAGGGCAGTTCCTCCCTTAGCGCCACCAGTTCAGCCATAGGCCAAAACTCAGGCCATAACGGCTTTTCTGACGGCATGATCGCTGGAAACTCAATCACCTCCCACTCATCTGAACCTACACGCTGAGTAGAGGACTTGATAATCTGCCCTGTCAGGTCTCTTTTGTGCCAGCGGGTCATTACAATAATGATCGCACCGCCCGGCTGTAAACGCTGTCTTGGCCCTGATGTGTACCACTCATAGGTCTTATCAAAGACTGAGGGATCACCGCTCTGGCCTTCTTGCTCGGAATGGGGGTCATCAATGATTAAAAGGTCAGCACCTTTACCTGTAACTGCACCGCCAACACCAATCGCAAAATACTCACCCCCACTACCTGTACTCCACCGACCTGCGGCCTTAGAATCAGAGCGTAATGTAGATTGAGGAAATATGGACTTGTAATCATCGCTATCGACAAGGTTACGAACCTTACGGCCAAAGCCTAC